GACGTGTGCTCTTCCGATCTTGAATGGGCCGTGGTCAAACGCAGCCTGCATCGGCTACTGTGCCATGGCGATGCGAAACATCGGTTTGAGCGAGAAGACGCAGCGCAAAGTTCTTGATGAACTGACCCGGTGTTTTGACGATGTGAGCGTTGAAGATGCTGCACAGATGAAGTTCTGAACAAACAAAAAAACTCCCCCCGCAGGGGCCTTCAAGAGGCCCGTGCGGGGGGAGTTTTGCTTTGCAGTCTCAGTGGATCTGCGTCTTCAGGTCGTGCATCCGCTTGTCGCCCTCGATTGCCGCCTGGGTAAAGCTGTTGTTCTTCCACCAGGCGGCCAGGCTGGCGCCCACGGTCATGCCGGTGGTGATGAGGATCTCCAGCTGGGCGTCCTCGATCGGGAGGATCGGGTGGCCGGTGGCGCTCAATACCTGGTTGGTCAGGGCCAGGGCCAGAATAGCGGTGCGGACAACCGTACCGGGTTCAACTTTCTTGTTCATATGCTTCCCTTCCTCCGTGTCATTCACGGATTTCCTGCGTTTTCGTTTTAGTCGGTGTCCCCCGGGGCGGAGATCGCCTGCACCGGCAGCGCCCGCATGGCGGGTTCGATCGTCCCGTGCACAAAACCATCGCCGCCGAGGGTTTCATAGTCCCGAAAAAGCTCCCAAAACACATCGGCTTCCATGATGTTCCAGGTTCCCTTACCGGTGTAGTAGCGGTGCGCTTCCAGCAGCCGATCCCGCAGCTCGTTGCGCTTTAGAGTTCTCTGATTTTCGTCCATCTTTTGGAGACGAGCCGCCGTCTGCTGCTGGGTACTGCGCAGCTCGGCGATCTCCCCCCGCAGCTCTTGCTGGATTTTCAGGCTCTGTGCCCGGTACTGGGGGTATTTGTTGATGCTGTCCAGCGCCTGCGCCAGCTGCTTGTCCCGCTCCTGCTCGGCATCATGCCGTTCGAGGATGTACTTCCGCACCTTGCGCCACAGTGCCAGGGCAAAGGCAACAGCCAGCCCCAGCTCCACCAGCTGCCAGAGGGACACGTCCCCAAACAGCTTCTGAAACTCACTTGCTCCTGTCATGGCTCACCCCCTCCACCGGCTTTTTTCGGTGCGGGTATCAATATGTACCCAGCCGGTGGCACGGCCTGCCTTGGGCGGATAGGTTCCGATCCCGCCCCGGCCGGGCAGCAGCTGCTCGGCATAGGCGGCCACCACATCCGGCGCAACACCAGAGACCTTGAAATCCGCTGCCCTGCCATACAGATGCTGGCTGTACGCGGCCCCGCCGCAGGCTTTGTTGTGGGCCGGGGTGCGGTAGGCGCTGGTGATGGTCAGGGATTTGCCAAAATGCTCCCGGATTTTTTGCAGGATGCTCACCAGTTCATCATCCACAAAAATGGGGTCGGAGCCGTCCTTGCAGGCGAACTCCCGCACCCGAAAATTGGGGCTGAGCTGCTTGTAACCCTCCTTGGAGTTGGAATATGCCTGGATCGCCATAGGGTCAAACCTCCTCACTCGTTTTTTGTCTTACCCTCTCTGCCGCCTGGGCCTGCCAGGACCACAGCTCATCCGCTGCCGCCTTGCCGATCAGGCTCTCTGCCTCGGCACGGGGCAGGTGGATGGGCTTGGGGGCGCAGTCCCCCAGGGCGCAAAAGCGCTTGAGATAGTAGTAGCAGGCCGCCAGCACCCGGGCCTTGTGGGCCAGGCAGATATGGGTGATGCGCTTGTTGGGCGTGCCGGTGCACTCGTAGTTGTAGCCGCTGCACCAGCCGCATCCGGTGGCTACCGGGCAGCGGATGCACTCCTCAGCGGACTGGCTGGTGAGGGTGATGCTGTCCAGCATGGCCTTGGTCTCCCGCTGGGCCTGGGTGGCGTACAGTCCGGCGTAGCAGTCCCCCAGGCACATGGGGGCGGCTTTGTCCCGCCCGATGCTGATGGGGGCATACCGGATGCAGGGGTAGGCTTTGCCGTCCGGGGCAAAGGCCAGCATAGCCCCCGTGCCCCCGCACCAGTTGTGGTCCTCGGGGTCCGGCTCGCCGATGGCCGCATCCAGGATGCTGACCCAGACATCCGGGGCATTATCCAGCAGCCAATCCGACGCCTGCCGCAGCTGGTCGTACAGCACGGCAGCATCCTGAGCGGTGTACACCGGCTCGTAGGCGTAGTTGCAGTGGATATCCTCGCACCCGGCCTGCACCATCTGCTGGATACTGGGCAGGATGTACGGAAAACTCTCCGGCACAAAGGTCATTTTGCTGCCGGTCCAGCCGTACCGCTTGGCATCCTGGAATGCCGCCCATGCCTTGTCAAAACTGCCCTGGCCCGCCGGGGTCAGACGGTACTTGTCGTGCAGCTCTTGTACACCGTCGATGCTGACCGTCACCGCCATGAACTCATGGTACTTTGCCAGCAGATGCTGTACCTCCGGGGCGAACCACAGCTGGCCGTTGGTAGCAAAGCTGGCCCGCATCCGAGGCCCCAGGGGGCACTGCCGCCGCCAGCACTGCCGGAACCAGTAGTCCAGGATGTGCTCGATCAGTCCGGCCTCCAGCAGCGGCTCCCCGCCGATGAAGTCCAGCACGATGCCCTGGGTGTCCCGGTTGATAAAATCCCCGGTGCCGTCCTCCCACAGGTCGATCAGATAGTCCACGATCTGTTCCCCGGTCTCCCGGCTCATAGCCCCGCAGCTCTTGTGATGCTCGTAGCAGTAGGAGCAGCGCAGGTTGCAGTCTCCGGTCACCTGGATGGTGACATTGCGGGCCACCGCCCCTCTGTCTGCCCCCTTGCCGGGGAACATCTTGCGCACCAGTTCGGTGTATTCCTCATTATGCCGGTGCATGGACCGTCACCTCCCGCCGCAGAAAATCGAAGGCGAAGTGCACCTCGCCGTGCTGCTGCCCCAGATGCACAGCCAACACCTCGTCCTGCGCCACCCGCAGCGCCAGATGGGCGCGCTTGCACTGGGCGCAGGCATCCTCCAGCATGGCTTTTGCCTCCGGGATCCTGCTGTCCCCCAGCTGGCGGGACAGCACCTCCACCAGCATCTTTTCGCTTTGCCAGATATAGTTCAGCCGCTCCACCAGGGAGCTCTCCTCTTTGGTCAGCTTATACACCTTGCTCATTGACGATATCCCCCCATAGCCGTCCTTCCATGCTGCCCGCCCGGAAGCTCTCGGACACCTGCGCCAGATCCCGGGCCGTTACAAACCTGTCCAGCAGCTGCATAAAGAGCCGCATATCCCGCTGCTCTGCGGGCAGGGTCTCCATCTGCTCCAGCGCCACCGAGCAGACCATCAGCAGCGCCCAGACGTCTGCGTCTCTGTCGGCTGGCAGCACCGCAAACCGGCCCAGCAGCTCCTCCGGCAGCTCTGCTGCCGGGTAAAGCGTCTGGGGAGCGCTGCGCAGGGCCAGGCCATAGGCCAGCAGCCGGGTCTCATCCTCACCATGCAGGGCTTCGCCGCACTCTGCTGCCAGCAGCTCCACAGCCTGCCGTGCGTGGGCCAGCCAGGTGGTGAAGTCATCCACCACCGGGTTCTGAAAGGCCCCCAGGTACCGGAGGATGCGGAAGAACTGCTCCCCCTCCGGCAGCAGCTTCCTGGCTGCGGCCAGATCCTCCGCCACCAGGGTCTCCCCACATAAGTACTTCCAGAGCAGGCGGTGCTTTTCATACAGATAGATCTCCGGGAAAATGTGCTCCCGGAAGTTCACTTTGTTCTCCATTCTGTCACCTCACCCGATCAGAGAGCCGCCGGAGCAGCCCATGTAGCAATCACCGCCGCAGCCGCCGGAGCACCCGCCGCAGCTTCCACCACAGCCACCGGAGCACGCCTGCTCGCAGTAGTCGCCGCAGCTGCCGTCGCAGTCCCCATCGCAGCTGCCATCACAGGTATTGTCGCAGCCGCCGGTACAGCTGGAGGAGCATCCGCTGCCGCAGCTGCCGGAGCAGCTCCCGCTGCAGCCGGTACAGTTCGTGGAACAGCTGCCGCCGCAGCCGCTGCACCCGCTGCACCCAGTACAGCTGCCCGAGCACCCGCCGCTGCACCCGGTACAGCCGGAGTAGCAGCCGGTGGCGCACAGGCCGGAGCAGCTGGCCTTGCAGCCGGTGTTGCTTTTGGCGGCGGTCAGGGACTTCTTTGCCAGGTTGGCCGCCAACACGGCGGCATCGTCCAGGGTCCCGGCCCGGATGAGCGCTCCCGCCTCCGGGGTCAGCTTGCCGCCGTTCACCGCATCCAGCAGCTGGGTGATCTTGTTGATGTGCTCCTGCGCCACCTGCACCCCCTTGGCGGGCGGGGTGGTGTACTCGTAAGAGGCATTGTTGTATGCAGCCATGCTGCCGGTGCTCTTGGAATTGGAGCGCCGAGTGATCTCTTTTTTGACGGTGGCTTTCAGATTTACGAAATCCGCCGAGGAGATCAGTTCGTTCGTTTTCGGCATTGTATCACCCTCCGATCCTTACCCTGAGCCGCCGGATGTCGGTCCGGTCGTCCCCCTCTACGGCGTAGCCCACCACGGTGGCCGGGTCGGCCCGATCACCGGGCTTTGCCGCTCTGCCTACCCCCGGCACCTCCGAGGGCAGGATGATATCCCCGGTATGCACCGGCCCCATCACCCGCACCCGGACACGGCCCGCCAGGGCCACCGGGATATACCGGGGCAGGTTGGTCTCCAGGTAGCTTTTGCCCGGCTCTGCCGCCTCGCCGCCGATCAGCATGGCGCACTCGTCGGTGTGCACCCCCGCCACCCGGCGGCTGCGGTTGGTGGCCCGCAGATACCGCTCCGCCGGGCTGTCGGTGTCCAGCGCCACGATATCCCCGGGCTGGGTCGCCTCTCCCCGGGGCAGAAACTCTGCGTAGTCTGCATTGTAGGCAGCGCCCAGCGCCTTGACAAACTGGGCGGTGCCGTCGGCTTTGATGTAGCAGCCCGGCGAGCCGAAGTACACATCTCCGGTAAAGGTGCCGCCTGCTTTGGGCATAGCCCCCAGGTTTGCCAGCGCCTGCGGGGCGTTGTCCGCCCCGGTGCCGCCCTGGGCCAGGCCCAGCGGCTCCTTCTGGCCGCCAGGGCTGCCGCCACCACCAGCATTAAAAGGACCCCATGCCATAAGATTAACCCTCCTTTGCCGCTGTCGCGGCCGTGATGATGTGGTACTGCGCCGAAATCGAAGCTGTGGGCACCGACGCCGCACGGAGCCGGAGGATGCCGGCACGGCTTTCGGTCGCAACAAAATTTGCCGCTCGTGCAACTGCGCTGCTCGCCGGGACAACATCCACCGCCACATAGTCAGCCGCCGTTAAGCCGCTGATTGCAATGTCGATGTAGTTCGTATAGCCGGGAACACTGCTGTCAGTTTTCCAGCCAGTTGCAGGGATAGAAAAAGAAACGAACTCCGTTTTATCCGCTTTTACTCCATCCATTTCATCCAAAGCAGCGGCCGCGGCATCAGCCACCTGTGCCGCCCGATCTTTTGACTTCTGGGACACCGCCCGAAGCTGGGAAAGGGTCGTGAGATTTTCGCTCAATAGGATCACCTCCCGAAAAAAGGAAGCGGCGGGACATCCCCGCCGCTATCCATGCTTATGAACTTACTCGCCGTAGACCTCGGTCAGCATTTCAGAAACCTCGCTGTCGGTGGCAATACTCATGCCATCCAGCTTGCTCTTGTCGGCAGCGGACATCAGGCCGTCAGCTGCGGCAGTAGCCTTGCCATAGGTGGTATCCTGCGCAGGGATGCCCAGATTGGTGATGTCATCCTTGGTCACAGGAGTGGTGGCGGTCACATGGCCCTCTTCATCCACGGTGGTCTTGTACAAACCGCTGGCAGCAGCGGTGTGGGTGGGATGGACATACTTGTTTGCGCCAGCCGCAATGCCGTCCAGCTTATCCTTGAGAGCAGCCGTGAAGTTCTCGTCAGACAGTCCCTTGCCCGCTTCTTTCTCCACATAGCCGGACAGGTCAACGAAACCGGCCAGCACATCGTACTTATAGGCATCGCCGACCTTGACCACCACGACATTGGTGCCCTTGGGATATTTGTTGCCCGCGCCCTCAACAAAGTTGGCGGTAGTGGTGAAGGCATCGGTGACATTGTACACATTGCCCAGAATGCTCTCAGACAGAGAGGGCAGTTCAGCAAAGGCCACAGAGCCAGCAGGCTTATAGACAGCGCTGATCTTGGCGTTGATCTCATCCTTGGTGTAGGCATTGGTAATGCCGTAACCGTCCAGAGTAGTTGCCTTGTCAGCCTTGCCCTCCAGAACAGCAGCCAGCGCGTCATCGAGGTCAGACTGAGAAACCTTTGCCTTGAAAGCCAGAGCGGCCAGACCCTTGATGGCGACATCAGCACCGTTCACGGAAACGCTGCCATTCTTGGAGCCAGTGGCGATCAGGATGTCAACCATCTTATTGGCAATAGCCAGCGCAGTGCCGTTCACCTTGACACCCTCAAGGACGTTGGCCTGAGAGCCAACATTCCCCAGAGTATCAACACGCGCCGCCAGAGCATCGGCGACCTCTTTCTGCTTGGTACCCAGTGCCTTCAGGTCAGCCAGTTTTGCCAGATGTTTCTCATTGTAAGCCATAGTAGTTTTCCTCCTAAATTTTCTGTGATTTACTCACCATAAATTTCTTTCAGCATTTCGGAAGTATCATCCGAAGTTGCAATCTGATCTTCGGACACCTTTGCATTGGCCGAAATCGTGCCGTCTTCGGTCACTTCGATTCCGTTACCAATCTTAACGTGTCCCAGCTGTTCGCGGGTCGCAACGGTCAAGTCACTCTCTCCACCCCCTCCCTTGTCAAACAGAATGATGCAAGTGGAAATGTCTGCGGCGGGGATTTCCTTGGAGTAGAACTTCACCACTCCATCCCCGGTTTCGCATCCGTTCACGACACCCGCATCTTCGGCAATATGAAAACTTCCCAGCAGAGGTGCGCCGCTCGGAATGAGGGCACTCGTACTGTCGGGAAGTTCTGCGGTATAGGTATAGCTGTAGTCCGGGCTTTCTGCATCAGCCTGTTCCCAGCCCGATGCTGCCAGCGTCAGAAAGTATGTACCGTAGTACCCACCGCTGCCATGTTCTGCAATCTCCTTGCGAATCATGGTCTCCACGGTCTTCTGATCCATGATCTGACCGGACTCCTCCAGCTTCTTCATGGCGGAACCCACTGCATCCATGATGATGCCGGCATGAGCTTCCGGGTCTTCATTGTGCCGCTGGAGCAGGTCATTTACTGCCGCCACCGTTGCAATGGCTTCCGGGTCGATTGCCGCCGTCACGGTATCAACATCACCAACGGCGGCGATCAGGTCAATGGTAGCCAGCTTACCCACAATCGAACTTGCCGGGCGGATCCATTCAGGTTCATTTTCCAGCACGAGATAGGTATAAGGGACTTCGCCCTCATCGGGGTCTTCTGCATAAAGGACAACCGCCGTGCAGTAGAAGCCCTTGTCCACATTTGCCGAGTTGATCTGCACCGTGACTTGGCACTCACCATCCACCGGGTTGGTGATGCCCGCAATCACGGCATCCATGACATAATCGGCAGGCTCCGTCATGGTTTTCGGGGTCTTGTCGTCCGGGATATTGCCCTTGCCCACGGCCACCCGCGTGTATTTCATCGCACAGCGGCCAGCAAGAACCTTTGCGATCAGGGCAATGCCGGCGGCAGACCCATAGCTGCCGTCTTCATATTTCGCCATAAGCTCTCTCCTTAATCAATTCTTCTGGGCTTGAGGTGTGTATGGTAAACAGTGCCACGCACACCCTCATGCGCCATGGTGGCCGTCTGCACAGTGTCAGGGTATACACCCTCGATCACAGGCGGCAGATAGGTTCCTCTTGATGTTTCAAAGCGGCTT